CAAAAATGCCCTCTGAAAAACTTACCGTTTCTCAGAGGGCATTCTCATGTCTCTCTTTATGAATAATCGCCTGATAGTATCAAAGCAGTATCACAGATCCTTTTGACTCTCAAAATATTGCATTGCATCAATACTTTTCAGGTTTTGAAGATTACTCGAGCTCGATTCTGGAAAGCTGTTTTCTGGTTGTAACAGGTACAATTTTCCGGTTTGGCGGAGTGTATTTTCCACTCCGTTCATTGTGTGTTTTTGACTACAACGAAAATTGCTGTCAAAATGATGTCACAGCATCAGGCGGACCGCTTTGCGTCAAGCGCCTTGACTTCCTCGACGGTCAGCCCTTGAGCTTCGGCAATTTCCTCATAGGACAACTTGCCGCCTAAGAGCAGCCGCTTGGCCGCCTCAAGAGCATTTGCCCGCATGCCTTCTTCTCTCACTTCTTCAAAAGCTCTGCACATAGTTGCCACTCCTTTCGTGTCCTCTTTGAAATAGCGTACCCGCTGCGCCAGTACCGGATAATTCATATCATCCGGGTTTGTGCAGGTAAAATCCTGCATCAAACGGCCCAGTTTGGTATCATCCTTGATTTGAGAGTTCACATAAATAATATGTGCTCCATCTCCGAACGGCATTCCCGTTTCTTGGATTGTCCGTTCGATATGATAAATCGGAAGACCGGCTTTCAAAATATCATTTTCAGTGATAAATATCACATAGGTTTCATATAGCTGGTCGTAACGATCACCCGGCTCCGTAATATTGGCATCCATCAAACCGCTGTTGTAACGAGCTCGTCTGACCTCTGCACCACGGTCGTTGCGCTGGATCTCAATGTTATAGGCTTTATTCTGCTCATCCACAGCCAGAATATCCAAGCGGGCCGAGCGACCTTGAATATTATTCAAGCCGTATTGACTGTGAACTTCGCGGATTGTCAGGTCATCACGGTCTAAAATCACCTGAAGCAGAAACTCCGAACACTCCTTATCTTCAAAAACCTTCGTCATAAAGTTATCGTCAATAAGGCGAAGATTCTGAATCCGATGCAGATACTCTTCATGCTTCCGCTCAAAGTCCAACTCCTGCGGCGTCTTATTCTCTCCCATCGGCTCACCTACTTTTATATAACACTTGAATGAATCATTTGTCACATAAAGAATACCACAAAACCGTACTTTTTTCAAGGTGGCACAAAATTCACCCCGGCGGACCATCAAATGCTCCATTCAACTGCCATATACATTATTATAATACATTTGTTTCATACAAATGTCACGCAACAGAAAAAGGACGACCCGAAAGCCGCCCTTTCCCTTATATACCGACTTTTGATTCCGTCGCGGGTTTCTCAAAGCCAGTACGATTCCTTACCCTTGGTTCAAGATTTGGAACACGTACAAGTATTTCGTCCGGTTCGCAATCCAGCGCTTCGCAGATGAGGTCCAAATGATTCAGATTCATTCTCTCTGCAATTTCGTTGTAGTAATCGCTGATCGTAGTCGGTCGAATGCCTGTGGCGCGTGCCAGATCTGCTTGCGTCCATTTCAGCTCGCCTAGCTTCTTGGACAGTAAAATTCTAATCATATACTCGCTCGCTCCTTACAATAAAAGATATTCTTTTCTTCTGGAAAAATCAGGGGATTGTTAGATTATCACGAATTTTGTGATTCTTTATTGCATAAAAGCAAAAAACACCCCCGTCACCTGTTTCGACTTTTCATCTGACAGGTGACGGGGGTGTTGTCATTTGTTCCGAGTATTCAGTTCAGCAAGCTGCCGCTGGTCTGATTCTCTGTACCGTTCATCCACGCCTTCCAAATGGGAGAGACAGCGTTTCAGCTCTCCGTTCCAGTAAATCTGCCCAGTTTCCGTTTCCATCCGCTCAATGCCGGCACAAATGCAGGATAGCAGGTCGAATGTAGCCTTACGGCTGTCCATCTGCAAAATATACCGTTCACGGCGTTGTTCATCTTCCTTTTCGCGCTTCTTTGCCGCACGGTCCGCCGCGCCCTTGATAAGAAGCTGATTCACGGCAAAGGAAATCGCGCCGCCCAAAACAGTTCCTAAGAACGCCAGCGCCGCCAAGAGCCACGCCGGAACGGTGACAGTAAACACTTCGGCTGTTCCTGCAAGCACCTGTATCCTCCTTTCAGTCGTCGGTGAGTGTCAGCAATTCGATCCATCTCGTGACAGGGAGACGGTCTAAGAGCCATTCCACGCACCGTTTAAGCATCCTTCAGCACCTCCAGCCCTGCCTTGGCCGCATTAAAGGTCATCTGCACCACTTTCTGAATCATGCTGTCCGTAACCAGAAAGCGCAGGGGAGCGGGAACCTTTGCGCGCAGCCACGACACGACAACCGCCAAACGGGCTTCGCCCAGCTTGGTGCCGACGAACTCTTTTTCAGCTTTGGTGATGGCCTCAATCGCCCATTCGGCCAGCAGTGCTTTGTACCCCAAACGAATCATGCAGGCCGCAACAACGACCAGCGCCACGGCCATAATGGCAACCGTAATGATAGTAGCAGTATTCATACCTTATCCCCTTTCTCAAAACAGCTTGGAAAGCGCCGCCTTTGTCTGCGTTCCAACGATACCATCCGCAGTCAGGCCGTGCGCCGTCTGGAATTCTTTGACGGCCTTTTCAGTGTTTGCACCGAAGACGCCGTCTTGGTTGATGCCCAGCGCCCCTTGAAGCGCGGAATTATACAGCCGCTGCGGATAACCGCTGGTCGGCTTTATCAGATTTCCGGGGCCGAAGATTTCAGCCGCCCAGTTAGACGTATACGATGCCGAACCGGGCATGTTGGGGATTCCTGCATAATGATACACCGACACATAGCCCGTTTTAATGTCGTTGATACGGATTTCCCAGTGCAGGTGACTTCCGGTGCTGTGTCCCGTGCTTCCCTCAACGCCGATCAGGTCACCCGGCTTCAGCTTTTGACCTGCGGCCACATTGATTTGCGACAGATGCCCAAAGTACATATAGTAGTTTGTGCACCCCACCCTAAGCACAACGCGCTGACCAAAACCCTTTTTGGGGAGCGTTGCACACTCCCATCCAGCACGAATAACCGTACCGTATACAGGAGAGTAAATGTGCTTATCTCCGATGCCCACGAGGTCATAGCCTTGGTGATATGTGCCATCCGACCTCAGATGCCTATACGCTTGCGATACTCTGAAAGTGTTCTTATACGGGGAAATCAAAATCAATCCACCTCCATTTCAAACAAAAAAGCCGTGCTGACCATCAGCACGGCTTCTCTCAACACTTTATAGCATCGTATTCGGCTTGCAGGATTGCTCTCTGCTCACCATAATTTTCCGGCTCTTCTCCTGTCTCAACTGAAATATCCTCCCAGCAATCCAGAAGATGAACCGCAGATGCCAATAGAGCTTCGAGCTTTTGTTCTCGGCTCAATCAAAGCACCTTCCCGTCAGGACTCTTTCGGACGCGGGCCGCAGATGCGGAGTGCCTGAGCTTTCGTCAGTTCGCCCTCATCCACTTTTTCCCATACGCCAACGGCGGTGATTTTCTTCATGCGATACATGGTGCGATAAAATTGCTCCTTGCCCATTACAGCTCACCTCCCATGAACATGGTTTCCAGCACGCTCACTCGCTCTTCCAGAGAGGGCGCAGCTTCATCGGCAGTCGTCCACGCTTCTGCATAGACCCACCAATCATCAGCTGCAGCCGTGATGCTCTCTTCGGTCTCCTCCGTATAATCAGCGCCCAACTTACAAAGCGCCGTGGTGCATTCCCACGAAATGCCGCCTTGTTCCCCTTCAGGAGCCTCATTCTGCACTTCGTGAGCGTCTTTGCGCAGATACAGCCACGCTGTGCCATCCGGCAATTTTTCCAGCGTCACTGCCTGTGGATTATGGTCCAAATTTTCAGTAAAAATCATGCTGCCAACCTCTCTTTCAATGCTCTCCTTTGAGCTGTTACGCGAACAGACAGCTTTGCGGCCTTAAACAGCTTCTGTTGCTTCAACGTCTCCATGACTGCGCGAGATTTTGTCCAGTCAAAGTAGCCGTTATAACTCACCAGCTTATACGACCTCCAAACCGGGATATATCCCTGCCGCACAACATCCTCTTTTGCTCTTAGGTACTGCCGCCGTGCTCTCAGGAAAATTCTAGGGCGTATCGTGGTGTAGGTACGGTGCATCACATAGCCAGCCATATCCAAACCCGGACACCCTTTCGCCGCTCCTGTCAGGTGTCGGCGCTGATGTTCTTCAGTCGCGCTTAGAAAATCCACCCGAACCCACTCGGTTTTTATGGTCAGCCCAAGTTCAGCCAGCGCCCACTTAGTCAATTTCCGGGCCGCACTTTGTATATCGGCCCATCGTCGCCCAAGTAGAACAAGGTCGTCCATATAGCTGCCGCTGCGGGTCACAAACGGCGTAGATGCTCCGCGGCGAGTCTTTGCATAGCTTAACACCTTTACCAGCATATAGCTGGCAACAAGGTTGAAAAGCCACGCTTCGAGGTATCCGCCAATGAGCAGTCCCTCGCCCGGTGCCATCGCTAGCAAGCAGTTGATGACCGCCAGCAACCATGTCGCACCCGGAATCTCACGCCGCAGAATATCCATCACGATAGCCTGTTTCGTATGGGCATACGCTCCCTGCACATCCAGCTTGACTGCGTGTTGAATTCCAAGGCTTTTCCTGCGAAGCCAACGCTCAACCTGACGTTTTAGAGCAATCTGCCCCTTTCCGGGGATGCTGGCGAATTGATACGGAAGCAATTTTGCGCGAAGCAGCGGCCGCAGTCCAATCACCGCCAAATGTCCAAAGGCTTGGTGCATCGGGCAGCAGTTGGACAGCTCACGCCGTTTCATGCTGATCCCATCAATTCGATAAAATACGCTCACAGGTTCAAGGTCGAGGTCGTCCGTCTCGCCTTCCACAAGGTCTTCCACGCGCTGTTCCATTTCGAGAGCAATGCTGTTCACTACTTCCAAACGCAGATTCCAGTCGTTTAATCGGGCGGCGCGCGATAATTCTGCACGGCTCACACCTCCATATTTCTCCACCGTGGCGAGGTAATCCCGGCGGAACCATTTTTTATCAAACGCTTCAAGGACAGCCTGCTCACACATTGCGTGCGTGAGCTGTAAGAACCTCTTTGTTTTCATATCCTTAAAGCCTCCAAACTTGCTGATGTTCAACGACTTTCGGTTGCCGTCCCCGGCCTTAAATCAGGCAGAACGGATTTCTACTACTCGCCGCCACGCAGTCCCAAAAACTGCGGCCACGCTCTCGCCAATGCGTCCGTATCTCTCGAAACGCTCAGCTGCATGGTGTCGGTATAACATGATCTTAGTGGTCAAGCCACAGGCGCAATGAAACGCTTATGCCCTTTTGAGGGCTATTTTATCATCAGCATGCCGGGGCACACCGTTCCAGTTCGCCGTGCCGGGGCCATTGTTGCCATTCGCACAAGGCAGGCCGCAGTTAGCACCGTCATCCAGGTTGCCACCGCGCCAAGGGGCGTACACGCCCGCCGAACTGGGCGAATTGAACGCAGCCACACGCCGCTTCATTGCTCCAAAAACAATCGGCTTGTGGCGATGGTAAACCATCGCCACAAGCGGGGGAAATCGTCTACGGGGGTTTCAGGGGGTTACACCCCCTCTATGTGCCTACGGCACATATTCACCCTCTCTTTTTGCCCGATCCAGCAAGCCGGGGCACACCGTCCCAGCCCGCCGCGCCGGGGCCATTGTTGCCAAACGCACAAGGCAGGCCGCAGTAAGCACCGTCATCCAGGGCGCCACCGCGCCAAGGGGCGCACACGCCCGCCGAACCGGGCGAATGGAACGCAGCCCGTA